CAAACTAGGGTAACTACCCTACCCCTAGGCTAAAAATGCAATACAGCGCAAAATAGCAGATAGACCCAAAATAATTTACTGTTTAGAGTAAATTAGGGGGTTGCAAAAGTGGCCGGGTTGCGTTATACTAAGCAGTAGGAAGGAGGCCGAAATGGGCGCATATAAGAAATTAGAAGGTCGGATGCTGTATGTTGACATGAGCAAGATTCATGTACCTTCGTGGAAGATAAGAGAAGTTCAAAAGGCCGCTCATGAAAAAACTAGGGCCTTGAAAAAGATTGACCCTTTTGCCCGGTGTGTGGGTAGAAAGCGAATCTTTGAAACACCTGATCAGCTAAGAGCAGCTTGCAACGCATATTTCAAGGATCAGGAATATGTGGTTCTAAATAAATGGGGTAAACCCATGATTGATCCCGAAACTGGGGAATACGTCAAGGGTACAAAGCCTCTAACTTTGGCAGGTCTAGGTCGTCACGTAGGGGTTGCAACGTCTACGTTGCGGAGATATAGAGCAGTTGCAGAAAGCGGCACTATTCCATACGAATTCGCAGAAGTCATGATGGAAGCCCTTCAGAAAATAGAAGAATATGCAGAACGCCGAGGATACGATAGAGATGGTCAACGGGGTTCTCAATTTGTTCTGCAAGCTGGGTTTAATTGGCAAACTAGAAAAGAAGCGAGTGAAAGATGCCGGATTAGAACAGACCAGAAAATTGCACTGGAAAAACTTAAGATGCAACAAGAAGAGCATAGGCTGAAAATGAAAATGCTTGAAGCTGGGCTGGAGGGTGATGCCGTGGATAACGACATTACAGTTACCATCAAGCGAGCACAGCGAGATATCGAGGAGGGGTAAGGTTGACCAAGGTATTCATTTCCCAACCGATGCGGGGCAAGACCGATTTTGAAATCAACAAGGAACGGCAGGGTATTGTCCATCACCTGTTGCAGAAATACGGCCCCGTTCACATTTTGGATACAGTGTTCACGAGCTATGATCCGAATTTGAACAAACCCCTCCACTATTTGGGTGAGTCTATTAAAGCCCTCGCTGAGGCCGACGTAGCAGTTTTTGCCCCCGGCTGGGACCAGGCTAGAGGATGCCGAATTGAACGGGCTTGTTGCGCCGAGTATGGGGTGCAGGTGCTGGATTTAGCTGAGGGTGAAGACAATGCAGAAGCCTGAGAACCCTTTCCGCCCCCGGTCTAACATTTGGGCCTTGATGGAGGAAGACTGGTCTGACCTAACTGCAAGTCAAATTGCGGAAGTATTGGACACGACCACTGAGCATATCTATTCCGCCATGCGCCGTATCACACGGGAGACCGGGTACAGGGTACCATACAAGCACAGAAACGAGGTAGAACATGGAGATAACGAAGGAAGTAAATCCCCGGTTTGAGCCGTTTCTGTTTGACTGGGACTATCGTGAGTACCTGCTGGTCGGCGGGTATGGTAGCAGTAAGAGCTATCACGTTGCCTTAAAACTGGTTCTAAAGTGCTTGGAGGAGAAGCGAAAGATTCTGGTCGTGCGTGAGGTTTATGACACCATACGAGAATCCTGCTTTGATTTGTTCTTGGAGATACTTGCTGACCTTGACCTGCTGGAGTACAACAGCGGCAAGCGGCAAAGTAAGCGGGTTCGGTACAAGACCAGCCCTATGCAACTTCATTTTCCAAACGGCTCCAAAGTCATATTCAAAGGTATGGATAAACCAGGGAAATTGAAATCTATCAACGGTGTGAGTATCGTGTGGCTGGAGGAAGCGAGCGAGATAAAGTATGCAGGTTACAAGGAGCTGAAGGGTAGATTGCGTCACCCGAGCCTGAGCTTGCACTTTATCCTCAGCACAAACCCGGTTGGAACAGAGAATTGGGTGTATCAGCACTTTTTCAAGCGAACCAACGATGACGGCAGTGTTACCACGGTCTTAGATGACCAGCGGCTTTATAGCAAGCATACCATCGTTAGGAACGGGGTGTACTACCATCACAGTGTTGTAGATGACAACCTGTTCGTTCCAAAGAGCTACGTCAAGACCCTGGACGATATGCAAGCCTATGACCCTGACCTGTACCGTGTGGCCCGTTTGGGGCAATTCGGTTTGAACGGGGTGCGGGTATTGCCTCAGTTCCAGGTTGCAAGTAGTCACGCCGAAGTGATGCGAGCGGTGCAGGGTATTCCGTCACGGTTCAAGTTCACCGGGTTTGACTTCGGGTTTGAGACCAGTTATAACGCCGTGATTCGTATGGCAGTGGATGATAAGGAGAAGGTTCTCTATATCTACTGGGAATATTACAAGAACCATATGACAGATGACCAGACTGCGACTGAACTTGCGGCCCTAGGCTTGCAGGGTGAGCAGATAGTGGCCGATAACGCTGACCCCAAGGCCATTCAGTATTATAGACAGATGGGGTTCACTATCCGTGGTTGTCACAAGTGGGCAGGGAGCCGCCTTGCGAATACAAAGAAGGTAAAGCGGTTCAAGCGGATAGTATGCAGCCCCGATTGTATAAACACGGTGAGGGAGCTGTCTACGCTTACCTATGCCAAAGACCAGAAAGACAACCTGAAGTATGACGAGTTTAACATTGACCCGCATACCTTTTCGGCGATCTGGTATGCCCTGGACAACTACACCGTGGCCGATGTCAAGGAAGAACTTAGAAACAGTAGGAAAGGGGCTGTATGAGTATGGGGTTGCAGTCTCCTTGCTACGACAGAGGTACTCAAACCGACTGCCCTAATAGGGGCCTAGGTTGCCGTAACGACTGCGCTGAATGGAAGCAGTTTGAAGCAGCTAAGCGGGAAGAGTACCGAACTAAGATGGTACAGCACGAGCGGGAATCCGATGAAGTGCTATACTGGTTGAGCGTAAAGAAAAGGCTCAAGAGGAAGAGAAACACCTAATGGATTGAAAGTGAGGTAAAAATGTCCGTAAAAACAGTCAAGGCAACCATTAACGGCCAAGAAGTCACGCTTACCCTGAACAGCTCTACGGGGTATTGGGAAGCCACTACTACGGCCCCGTCTACCACGTCTTGGGCACAGACAGACCACAAATACGGGGTGAGTATTACTGCAACAGATGATGCAGGAAATAGTACCACGGTAGATAGAACTGATGCAACCCTGGGCACAAGTCTACAGCTCCGAGTGCTGGAAAAGACTGCACCTACTATCAGCGTCACTTACCCGACTGCAAGCGCATATGTTACCAATTCTAAGCCTACTATCAAGTGGACTGTTACGGACGCTGGTAGCGGTATTGATACCACTACTATCTCTATCAAGGTTGACAGCGGTACAGCCGTTACCAGCGGTATTACTACCACGGCAACGACTAATGGTTACACCTGTCAGTATACGCCCTCTAGTGCCCTGTCTGAGGGTAGCCATACCATCAAGTTCAATGTTTCCGACAATGACGGTAACGCCGCAACTGAGGCAAGTGTGACCTTTAAGGTGGATACCGTTCCCCCGTCCCTGAGCTGGACTAGCCCCGCCGATGGTGAATATGTCAATAGTACTACCATCTCTATCGTTGGTACTACCAATGACGCAACCTCTAGCCCGGTCACGCTGACTGCTAAGGTGGGTTCTGGTTCTGTGGTAACTATCCCCGTCTCCAACGGTGCCTTTAATAGCACGGTCACGGGTGCTGAGGGCGCAAACACCATTACTCTGACTGCGACCGATGCGGCAGGTAAGACCACCACTATCACCCGGACCATCAATGTTGACACTAAGGCTCCCACTATCACTGAGGTTACATTGACACCTAACCCCGTTGATGCTGGTGCGTCCTATGTCATTAAGGTCAAGGTGACTGACTAACTATGGTTGTTAGACTCTATGGCACAGTCAATGCTCAGCTAGTAGAGTTTAAGCGCACGGGGGAGGACCTGTGGGAAGCTACTATTCCCCGCCTCCCCCGTGGGGTATACTTTGTGTCGCTCACGGCTGAGGATGAGGCGGGGAATCAAGGCCATTATGTGGACCTCATTTTGACCTACGACCCGGTAGGTATGACCTTGCAATGGATTGAGCTTAGTTTCAGGGAGCGACTTGCGCCCGGTTATGCCGTTGAGCTTGCCCAAGAGTTTACGGAACAGGTGTTCAACAGGTTTACGCTGGAACTGTGCAACCCAAACTATACGATAAAGGGGTGATAAACATGAACACG